AATAGCTGAGTTGTTAGCCCAGGTCAGAGAAAACTCTTTTTTAGACTCTAGAAGTTCTTTTTTTACTAACTCTTGTCTACAAATCATCTCATAGATGGTGTTATTGATACCATCCTTGAGAGTGTAGGATTTTCCTTCCTCTAACTGCTCTAAAGTTAGTCTTGGAAAGTTGAAAGCGGCAGCAACGGAGTTAGAAAGGTTTACAGCGTTCTTTACTTCAGGAACATTTGAGATAGTATCAAAGTTTTCTGATAAAAACTCAATAATTTGAGGCTTTATCTCCATAAATTGAGCAAACTCTTCTGATTCTGTGATGTTTTCAATGCTTTTGAGCCTTTCAGACTTCTCATGGAGCTTCTTTTGAACAGAATCGAGCTTTACTCGCTTCTCCCAAAGCTCTAGAATGTTAGAAAAGCTATCTTCTGCGGCTCCAAGCTCTCCATAGTGGATATTTTCGATAAAGTTGTTTACTTTTTCATTAACAAAGCCATCAAACCGCTCGTTATCGTGGAAAATTGACGCATCTTGAACCTTGATGTTATCAATTGAGACGTTTTTGTCGATTTTATAGTCTCCAGTGATAACTTTTTCAGACTCAGTAAGGTATGTTACCTTTTCGTTCATGCTATCAATCGAAAAGAGGAAGACATTCTCCCTAATTGAACGACCAATACAATCTCCCAGCTTTACTAGAAGCGAAACTTTCTTATCTCTTTGCTCAAATATATTTGAAAACATAATGATTTACTCCATTTACCTTATATAGCTAAGTTTTATAGCAGTTTTTTAGGTTTTTGTGATTGTTTAGTAATTATTCTTTCTAGAACCTCTAAGTTGTGACCTTCATCTATTCTATTTTTGAGAAAATCTAGGTAATTCACCTTACTTTCAGCGGTTGGGGCTGGCTGTTCTGGTTGTTGTGGTGCTGCTCCTCCCTGTCCTGGTTCTGGAGTTAGGCCAGCAGCAACTCGCTCTTGCTCCTTTTCCATTTCTTTTTCTTTTTCTTGCTCTATTTCTTCAAGCATCCGCTCAACTTCTTCGTCAGTCATCTCAAAGTACTCACGATAGATCTGCTTTTTAGATAAAAGACCAAGACCTTGAACTGCTTGAATCACTCTGGTCTTCTGCTCATCAATCTCTAGCTTGCGCTTACTAGAAATATCAGAAGGTTCAGGTAGACGAATCCTTAGTTCTTTGATTACGGATGCTGGATAGCCCTTTAGTTGAAGGTGTCTCTTTGCTATATTCTCTAAACCAGACTCAATATTAGTTTGAACTCTAAGAATAGTTCTAGCAAACTTAGCATCTAGCTGTGAAAGGTTAGCTTTTCTTTCTGGAGATTTATCTTTCTCTACAACATAATCCTTTGGAATCTTGAGGGCAGCGAGAAGTTTATCTCTATAGTATCTAACATCCTCAATCTCTCCAAGGTTTTGTGCTCCAGGAAGAGTATCAATCTTGGTTCCTCTACCATTTTTAGTAGGAACAAAGAAATCTTCATCCATAGACAGAGGATTGTGTCTTGAGTCTACTGTTCCTTGAGTTGAGTTGTAGTATTTTTCCTTTTTGAACTTGGCCTTAATGCGCTCAATAAACATCTCAGCCTTACTGGTTGGAAGATTTCCAGTATCAATGTAGAAAATCCGTCTTTCAGGTGCTCTGGATAACCTGTAAATCATCATGGCATCTTCCATCATCTTTAGAGATCTAAAGATACGATGGCACAGGGCTGCGATGGATTTACCGTATGGGTAGAATATAGGATCTGAGGTGTGAAGCCTAAAGTGAACAATCTGATTTTTATCTAACTCAACGTACTTTACAGGCTTACTGGTTTCTGAGGCAGCCCCGTAGTTGAAAGTGTCCATATTAGGAATCTCCTGAAGGAATTGCTTCAGATACCCATACTCGTTTTCAACTCTAAGGATGAAGTTTGGATTTAGAATCTTAATCTTTTTCAAACCCTCTTGAGGCTTATTTATATCAAGAATAAGTTCAGTAAAACAGTCTCCATATTTTACAGTGTTTCTAATAATATCCCAAAGATAGCGATCTAGTTGAATAGTTTCAAAGAGTTCTTCAATCTCTTCAACAGCCATATCATTCTTTGATTTAACAGACCATCGCTCTCCACGAAGACCTCTTTGGGTTGAATCATCAGCATAAATATCAAACGCAGCACCGATCTCAGGATACTCGTCCATTTCCTCATACTCTTTATACCGCTTCTTGCGGTTCATCTCTAGTTGAGGAAGAACTGGATTTCTAACAACACTACCTGTAGCAGGTATATCTTCTTTTGGAGGCTTTATTACATCGGTATTGATTACCGTATCTCCTTGGATTGGAGTTGGTCCTCCTTTTTCAATCTCTTTTACTATTTCTTTCTGAGCTTTAGTAGCAAAGAATTTAGCAAAGAATCTTCCAAGAGGTCCACTAGGAATAAAGTATCCTGTAGTAGCCCCAGTGTTGCTACCAAACTCTGTGTAACCTTCTTGTAAACTGTTGTTTTCTATTTTATCAGCCATTTATAATCTTCCTGAGAAATCGCACCGTGCGCTGTTTTGATCGCTGCTTTGTAACTTTTTGATGGAGCCATTGGTGTATCTAAGTGAGGAATCTTTGATACGAAATCAATGTTTCCTTCTTCTATTAGGTTTTTATAACAATGAACTGCTAAAGCTAAACTCATAATCAAATCATCATGATGTCCTTTCTCGGCCTGAGCTTTGCCATTATCTTTGATAATAAAGGTCATAAGCTCGTCCACTGTTCTTTTTGAGTTAATTTTTATTGATTCAGTTCTTAGTGCTTCTTCTAAGTCTGCTAGTATTGTTTCTCTGTTTTTTGCTGTAGTTTGAAATCCAATGTCTCCACGCTGATCCATCCATAAATTTTCATACTCATTGATATTGAACAGCCAATCAATTAGGTTGTTTCCAATGGTATTTCGTTCACAGATAACATGAGCTATATTATATAGCATAGCTTCAGAGGTAATAATTTTAGCAAACTCATTAATTGGGGTTTTATTAGAGTAAAACTCAGCAACTTGCTGTCCGTTATACATATTTATAATATGAAACGCTGAGTAATCCCTATCTCTACCTAACGATACATCGCACGCAATCACATAACTATATTCTGGGTGAGGATCCTGCCAAACTCTCATTCGGTTATTATACTTGATATAATAATCATCACTTACCTGAGAGGCGATCTCGTTTAGGATCTGACCCTCAATATAAGTTTCTCCAGTCCCGAGAAAGCTACATTCGTATTCCTGTAGCCATTGTTTCAGGGGCATGTTTCGTCTAGTAGTCTCTTCCCACTTATGAATGTCTAGACCTTTTTCGGCCATTTCTTCATAGAGGTATTCAAACCCTGGGGTGTAGGAATACTCTGGGTGCTCTTGCCATTTAATGTCAATTGCGTTAAAGGAGTTTTGACCATCAATAGCCTTCTGGTACACATCATGATACCAATTGCCAATACCATTAACTGTAGATAAAACGAAGGCTCGACCACCTGTTGAAATAATTGGATAAACTGCTGCCCAGATAGTGTCAATGTTTTCGATGAACGCGGCCTCGTCAATAATCAGTAAAGAGCCAGCGAGAGATCGACCTGATTGTTTACCCGAAGGTCTTGATTTGATAACTGAGTTAGTTTTTAGTTTTAGAGTGTGCTTATTATCTTCAATTATTCCTGGTTTTAGAAACTCAGGAAGTTCATCATACATTAGTTTTATTCTATCAAGAACTTCTGTAGATTCTGCGTCACCTTTGGATAGAATAACGATAGATTTATGTTTTTGAAATATAGCCATCCATAAAGACCAAGCAGCGGCGATGGTAGTACAACCAGCCTGTCTAAACTTTCTAAGAATATTGAAACGATGCGACTCAATATCTTTTAGAATCTTTTTTTGGAATGGATACAGATTGAAAGGTACAAGACCCCGAACAGGGTGTGTGACCTTTATGTAACTGGAGATAAAGTGTTCTGGATTATCTCTACATTTTTTGAATTCTTCAAATAATTCTTCGTTTTCCATAAAATAATGATTGATTTATATTATTATAGTATATGAGTATATACTGTGTTTTTTGTACTAGATCATCAGAAAAAATAAGTAAAACCACACAGAAGCTTTTAGAGTTTATGGCTAAGTGTGAAATAAAAACCTTAGTTATGGCTGGTGCTGATTCTATTTTCTCTGCTTACGAGAAAGCCTTTAATCATGTAAAGCCTAATGATGAAGATATATTTATCTTCTGCCATGACGATATTGAGATCAGGGAAGAACCAAAAGTATTCAAGGATAAACTAGAAAAAGCTCTAACAGAGGATGTTGGATTTATTGGACCAGCAGGAACAACTAGGTTATCTGAAAACGCAGTATGGTGGGATCATGAACTATGGAAAGCTGGATTTCATAGAGGCTTTGTTATTCATTTAGATAAACAAAATAAAGAATATGATACTCCTTATGGTCCACCAGGAGATGTAGTAGTTCTAGATGGTTTATTCCTGGCTACAAGAGCCAAAACTGTAAAAGAGGTTGGACTAAAAAAACCAGAGTATTTTGAAGGAGAGTGGGACTTCTATGATATTCATTATACAACTACAGCGCATTTGAAAGGATTCAAAAATAAGGCTATTCACATGAATATTGTTCATAACTCAGGTGGAGAGCTTGTGGGTAGAGATTCTTGGCATAAAAATAGAGAGGCTTATATAAAAAATACAAGCCTCCCTTTACAAGTTAAGATATAGATTAGTCTACTGGAGTTGCGTCTCTAGATGCAGACGAGTTGCTATAAATAATATTATTTCCATATTGAGAATCATAAGTAATTTCAAATAAACTAGCCACGGCACTATTCTGAAGAGCAGTAACTAAGGAACTTAATGAAGTATCTTGGCCCGTTCTACTAGTAACAAAAGATCCAGTTGGGGTATATAAATAGAAAGCGTAATAAAATTGAAATACAGCAAAATCTCTAATTATAGCAATTCTATAATTATCAAAAACTCCTTTACTAGTAAAAGTTAAAACTGGAACACCGAGGTCTGGATGTGAGAATACCGCTTCTGCTGGTCCAGCAGGTGCTGGAGGCTCCACGGGAGTAACTGGAGTTGCTACTGAAAATAGATATCTAGCAATTCTTACGGGACTAACTTGACCCCTAGATAAAGCTCTTCTA